CTAATGTCAGGCTCTTATGTATGGGGCTTTATCACAGGCCTTGTAATCATAGTGGCGGTCACACTGAGTCAAATTGGTTGACACGCAAGCCAAAAGACAGTATAATAAACACATACACACAAAGGACACACATGAAGCTCTTGATCACTACACAGGTTTATGAGAACTACGGCGCCCATGATTGGGAAGGTGAAGGCCAGTGCCCACAGCGTTGGAAAGCCAAGGGCGGTTCAGACTATGTCGTAAAGCGGTTCAAGGGCGATGCAACCACAGCGGTCATGTGCCTGCGTGATCAGATTGAGTGCGACAATGAGCACATTCGTGAATCAATCATAGACTTCCGTATCGTAGCAGATGATTACCTTACAGACTTCGAACAGAGCCAGCTGGCGTACGAGGGCAAGATCACTTATGCGGCTAAAGAATTAGCCTGGTAATTTGGTTGACACTCGGGCATTTTGGCAGTATAATAAACACATACACACAAACAGGAGCACTCAATGAAAGAACTAGATACCAAAGATGCAGGCGGATACGCATACGCAGCCGCACGTGATGCACAGCGCCGCAACAGCAACAACAAGAGCACCTATTCACAGGATCAGATCCGTAAGGCTCTCTCAGTAAGAGATCTACTTGATTCAGCCTACACCTACAAGAATCTCTATATCAACTATCGTCAAAAGTTCATAGCAGTCAAAGCAGAAGGCGCAAGAGCCCGTGACTCAATGGCTCAAGAAGTGATCAAACTGTTTGAAAGCAATGGCTATCTTGTGGCATCAACGCCACAGGGCGTGATCGTACGCATAGTGAAATAATGGTTGACCTTTTGGCTAAAAGACCATATAATAAACACATACACAAACACTTACACAAAGGAAACACTATGACAACCAATCAAGCAATGTTCGTATTCATATCAGGACTCATACTGGTCCTGGGTGCAGTAGGCGGTGTAGAAGCCAGCGTGGATGCAGAGCAGTTGACAGGCAGTCTCATGTTAGCTGTGTTAGGCTTGTTAGCCATGTATGCAGGCACATTGGGCTTTCGTAATGCAGACTACTTTGATAAAGGCTAACATGTACTTTGATCCTTCACTATTCATACTCAACAATCAAGATCTGTTTATGACTGTGGGTGTTGTGGTTGCTATAGGCACACTCACACTAGCCCTAACAGCCATTGTCGTCATGTTGGCATTAAGGTCAGAATCATGATCACCATAACAGGACTCAGCCACAAGCAGAAGGTGTTCATGGATGTGATGTGGAGCATGGATTCAATGCCCGCCGTTCAAGCATTCATTAAGACATTACCCACACGTGATAGGCAGGACTGTCTAAGCCTTGTAGAGATCGCTGTACAGGAAAGTCTAGAAGAAGAAGGAAGGATACAGGACTATGAAGAGCTTGCTGTCATTACTATTAGTCGCGCTCGTAGCCGCTAGCGTAGGCTGTAGTACACAGGATCGTAGGGTGCTGTTTAGAGCGCAGGGCACAGCGCCACATGATCCTCCACAGGGCCGAGCGCTATTCGAACAGATGCCCAATTGGGATGATGCCGCAGTCAGGCGGTGCGGTGGCCACCTGAGGCAGGAAGACTTGAAGCCAGGCATGACCAGAGGCTGTTGAGGTCAGTAGGGGTCATGGTGGGGGGTCGGGGTATACACGTATAGTGTTGCGTAAATACAACACTAGGGGTAGCAAATCACCACCCAGAAACGATAAGTACTCCACCCTAATTTTTTACGCGGCCAATTTTTTCCCAGTTTATAACCTTTTTCTACACTAACCATTATATACCATGAACTATACCCTACAGCACAGAGACATTGCAGGCGCTGAACTATCACCCGGAGATCACTGCATAGTCACAGAACACAATAGAATCATTCTGGCTCGAGTGATCAAATGCTATGACTCCAGTAATCAAGTACAGCTACAGCCACTTAACTCATCAGCTGGTAATCGTAGATCAAAACCCAGTCAAAAGCAGATCCGTCGAGAGTGCTACAATGTCTATCGTATAGCGGACACTGAGATCACTATGAGCATACTCCGCGGTGCTGTATAACATTCGGCATTTGGATATATACTGTATCATGAACATATTCATTCCCGTGCTATTCATCTGTGCCAATGCACAGTGTGAATTCCTGCAGGGCACCAGTCATTTCTATTCAGCACAAGAGTGTGTCATAGCTGTGGAAACTCAGCGCAACTTGATCATTAACGCAGCCAGAGTCAATGGACTAGACGTTGCTGTGCAGGCCACCTGTGTTGCAGCCTCAATAACCTCTGTATAACAAATCCCCATTCTTAAAAAATACGCACACTATTTTTTCACCTTACCACAACCTTTTCCATACTGCTCAAAGGACCTATCAATGACTGATCAAGAACGTTGGCAACAAGATCTAGCTGAAATGGAACTGGTTCTAGTACTAGTCTGTTTGGAAACGTGGATAGCTTTTTGGTGGTTGGTACACGTACACGCAATCAACTTATAACCACTCACACATCGTGGCCTGCTATATAAACACATGAACGATGACACTATACAAGCACGGGGCAAAACCTATCACTATGATCCGGATCGTGACTGCTACTATGCTGTCACTGAAGAATCCACTGTGAGTCGCTGGTCATGGCTCATTGTTGGCATTGTATTGGCCGCGGTGTGCTGGCATCTTGACACTTGATGGCAGTTATTAACTGCTCACTTAACTAGCTAAAAAAATGCTAAAATTTTTTGCGCTTCGCGCTGCTTTGCAGCGTCTAATCTCGCCCTGTCTGCTGATAAATACACATGTTCAACACACAGTTGACCTTATGCGGTTACCCACCGCGTATAACATAAAATGTTAATAGGAGAAAAACAAATGGGAAGACCGTTAAACAAAAAATATTTTGAACAAATATATGTAACTGGTGTGACTAGAGTAAGCAGCGGTACTGCCTACGATATAGGCAACACTATCACATTCAGTGGCGCAGGATGGATCACACCTTTGATACTTACTGTCACAGGCAACGTTGAACCTGGCAACAATGCCATCACCAGTCAAACCATCACACAGGTTGGTGTTAGAAACGCAGCCTCTCCAAGCAATCCCGTTAGTGGTGTTACTGGCCTGGGCTCTGGTGCAGATACCAATGGTGTCAACGCCACATTCAATCTCACATGGGCCGGAGCAATCACAATGACAGCATTCTTGACAGGTGGCTCAGCAGGCACAGTCAACATACTCAACCAGGTGTCTAGTCGTCGTTACAAGGTCACTGATGGCACACGCACTGGTGTTGTTAATCTTGTTAGCACTTTGGCAGATGCAGCAGGAGAAGGCAGTATTGCGGTTGTGGACAGTGCTGGCGGCGAGTATTTTGCCACCAAAATCACAGCACGTCGAGTAAAACTGACTCGCGCAGGTGGTTCGGGTCATTTGTACGCCACAGGCAGTTCGGCACCTTGGAAACTGATCTCTCCAGTTGGCGCATATGTGCAAATTGCCAACGGCAACAACTGATTTTAGCAATATCCCACAAGGAGCAATAACATGCAAGCATACAAAATAATGGCACGGGACACACGCACAGGCGTTCGCGTTCAACAACAGGCCCTATCGGGGCAGGTGTTTACAGATCTAGCTGTGGCCAATCTTTTGGCACAGGAATTGGCACAGAAACAATCAGCAAGGTCTAGATCCAGTTGGGTAGCTGAAGTTTCAGAATACACAGTGGGTGCTAACTCTCGTTCCAATACTTGAACATTTCTCGAATTGAGACAAAATCGCTAGTGGCGAAATTTTCGTGAAAAACTCTGTAGGCCATGGCGTCATTCTTAACATACAGTTTCTTGTAGACACATTGTGCATAAAACACTTCCTTGGAGAGCGCATAATCGGCATCACAGGCTCTGATGCTGACTGCCACTCTGGGTGTTAGTGAGTCTTGAGTTTTGTGTATGACATCACCGCGCATCAGCAATAGGTCACCCGCTGCCATGCTGGGAGTCTGTTTAATGTCTTCAATGTTGATGTCCAGTACTGTATAGTCCCCAACTGAATCATCACGCATAATCGTTTTATTGCCCCTTAAGGGAAATTTCTTTGATCCATGACCTATAAGACGTTGTTGAACTGATTGAGAAATTTGTGGCATGATCACATCAAAGGGTATGACACAGATGCCCGATTGGTCCCGTTCAGGTTTCACAATGGGTATCCAAAAATTTAAAAAGTTATAAGAATTTTGCCACATGTAGTAGGTGTCATGATCTTGATGCCAATTGTATTTTACACATCTATTATCAAAGTATGTGACACCCGGAAATACACAATTTACAGATAGGTTGGTCTGAGAGTTAACTTGTGTTAAAAAATTAGAAATCTTATCTCGTACCCAACGCGGAGTACAGCTCAGTGCAACCATGGCATTTTTGTTCTTGGCAGTATCATGTGCATGGGCAGTCTCGGCCCGGTCATACTCTGTGACCAGCAGCTGAACTTCGTCAGCAGTTAGGAACTGAGGAATCACTATGAATCCTGCAGTTTCCAGCAGTTTAAGATCTAGGTTGTTTGATTTCAAATCTGCAGTATCAGTGATACTGATAGTTCACTGAATCTTGGTTTTCTCTAAATGTGGTAGCACCGTTTTTGTGATGAAACCGGCGAGCCATTTCAGTCTTGGGACTCAGAGTCACAAAGGTCTTGATCTCGGGTTCAGTGATTTTTATGTCTTGCTGTGCCGCTTCTATCAATCTACGACCTGCACCCGCTGCATATGACCAAATGGTATAGAACACTGCTGTTGTGGTATTAACTGCTGCATTGGCCAACTCATCTACTGAGCCTGGAATTTCAGCTAGGAACTTGACACAGGTCACAGCCATGGGCTCACCTGTTTCGCTTTTTAGCACATAGACTCTGGAGTTTTTATTCACTCTAAAGTCTGCAGGGATCTCGGGGCGAACAGGATCGTCCTTGAGTAGTCTTAGTAATTCGTCTGTGAGTTCTGTAATTTGTACCAACATGATTGAGCTTTTTAGGTTAACATTTATTATATACTGCTATTTAACCTTTGTCAATAGAAACCATAGTTTTTTAACCTGCCGCTAGGTTGACAGCTAAATATTTTTCGTGTACACTATATAACTAATAGGAGAATATTATGTTTGGAACCAACTACCTTGATCACTCTGTGAGCTATCGCTCGGCAGAAGAAGTAAATTCGGCGATGGGCCGTGTTTATGCTCATATGAGTCTTGCTGTTCTTGTATCAATGATTGTGAGTTATTTTGTGGGTTCGAGCCCAGAATTACTACAATTCTTTTTTACGGGAATCACCAAATGGATTGTGATTTTTGCACCTTTGGTGGCCATATTGGCATTTGCATTTGCTTCTGAAAATTTTACGCGAACACAGCTACAGCTATTTTTACATGGGTTCGCGGCTCTAATGGGCTTGAGCTTTGCCACAATCTTTGCTGTATTCACCATGGGCTCAATTGTGTCAGCATTTATGTCAGCGGCTGTGTTGTTTGCAGTGATGTCAGCATACGGCTACTTTACCAAACAGAGTCTAGACAGCATGGGCAAGTTCATGATAGTGGGACTAATTGCCATTGTTATTGCTTCAATCATTAACATCTTTATTGGATCAACTGTGATGCAAATGGTGATCTCAGCCCTGGCTGTTATTATCTTTTTGGGTCTAACTGCCTATGACACACAGAAGATTCGTGAAGCAGTTTCCATGGATGGCGATACAGGCCGTGAAGAAGTTATTGGTGCATTGACTCTGTACATGGATTTTATCAACCTGTTTATCAACCTGCTACAGTTATTTGGTATTAAGAAAGATTAATGTGGCGCATAAAGTATTACTTGACCTCAGGACAGTTGAGATCTAAAACATTCCCAACTCTAGAAGCGGCCACTAAATTTATAGTGTATTCTATATGCGCTTGGGATGTCTACGACTGTTATAAGATTGATTAACCTAAAGACTGGGCCTGTTCTAGGCTCAGCTCTTGATCTTCTAGTTCGCGAATTTTATCTGTAATTTCATCAATAAGGCCTAGGTTTCTCAGTATTTTGAAAACTAGGTTTTCTACTGACCACTCGCCCGCACGTTCTAGTCCTGCCTTGCGCATGTTGGTGATTTTTTCTTTGGCCAGTCTCAACCGGTTGAGATCTTTGCCTAACAGAGCAGATTCAATGTCGTGGATGACTGAATCTTTTTTAGCTTCTACAGCACTATCATCTACTTTGGGTTTTATCTTTTTAGGTTCAACCAGCCATTGATTGCGAGCTATGCTATACACTCCGGTGCTGTGGTGTTTTTCTTCTCGGCCTTGAACATAACATTCAACAGGCAGGCCTTTGATAGTGATATTGTGTTGCTCGGCCCAGAGTGCCTTTTTGGCATTGAATAGTTCGCGGGCCGCTTCTCCTACCTCACCTTGAACGATAATGTGCAGATCTAGGTCGCTGTGTTCAGTCCAGGTATAGTTGGCATTTGACCCTGTAATTGTGTAATCTACTACATCGAGATCAATGCCTATAAACTCTTGAAATGCGTCGGCAATTTCTTTTAATTTATCTGCGACTGCTGGGTCGATTTGATCACCGTCCCATATCTTGGGATTCAGTCGGCGATTGACTGTGATTAGATCTGATCGTTCTTGTAATTCTCTTAGGCGCATCCATTATTTAGCCCACATTAAGTGGTATTGTGTTAATGTACGATCATCGTAAAATTCTGCTACTAAACGACAGTGTATGTTGTTTCTTTCTAATACTATTTGACATTGATCTTCAGATTGTGTTAACAACCAATTGGTATGATCTAATCCTATTGTTTTATGCACTTTGGGCCAATCAATTTCAATGTTTTCGTCCTCGGGATCCGACCACTTGTACAACTCTACTTTTTTAGTCTTCATCACCAAACTGCTTGTTTAAAATCTCACGCATCTTACTTGACTCAACTGTGGCTCTAATTTTGCCTACAGGTGCTCCCTGTGTAGGATCAGTTATAACCCCATCATCGTCAATGCGGCCTTGAATAGTACTACGGGCTTTGATGCTTTCAATAATACTTGAACTGCCTCTGCTGGTGGCTCCGTTGTTCTCTTGTTCGTCCTCGGGTAGGTCACTAATACGCAAACTCTCAAGATTAAACTCTAGATCAATCTTCATACCCACACCACTGCTGGAGCGAGTCTTCATCAACTGTAATTGATATCTACCACGCTCACGCATAGCACGGCTGGTAAAAATGCCAAACACGTTGTCAGCAGTTTGAATCTTACTTAATCCACCACTAATGTGACTGTGATCATATTCCACTTCCTCTACCGCCCCACGATTTAACTGTGCGGCTGTGACAAACACACAGTTTTTTTCCACTGCTAGATTGCGCAATTCTTCTGAGACATACTTGTCTTTGATAAACAAGTCTGCTGGTGAAATCTTCTTGCTGAGTGGCATCAACAAATCTAAATAGTCAACCAACAATACGTCAACTTTCTTGCCTACTTTGATTTCATATTCTTTTAGGTATGCTCGAATATCGTTGGCAGTCTTACCACTTGGCATGTACTTTATCTGTAGCAGGCCGGATTTCTTACCAATAATTTTAACTTTCATTTCAACATCATCGATGTCTTTGAAAATGTCTTTGGTTGATGTTCCTGTTAACATTGCGTCAATACGCATAGACACCAGTGCTTCTGAAAGTTCAAGAGTTAGGTATACAACATTTAGGCCCATCAAAGCCCAGTTAACGCCCAGATTGGCCAAGAACAAACTTTTACCTGCACCCGAGCCGCCAGCAAAGATGTTCAGTTCACCTCGATTGAATCCGCCAAACAGTTTACGATCCATACAGGGCCATCCTGTACTAACCTGCCCATTCTTGTCCTTGATGCTCATCAATCGGCCACGAGGATCTAGAAAGTAGTCTGTGCCCATGTCACGAGCAAGACCAATCTGTACCGCTTCTTTGATCAATACTTCCACTGCACCGTAGTCATGTTTTTCTAGTAGATCAGCTGATTGTATAATTGCACGTTCAAGAGCCTTGTGTTGAGTAAATTTTTCAAACTCATCCATGAACCAATCCATGTGACCGTCTTTAAGATCTTCTGGACGTTTAAGGTCAACCCTGCAGGTGGCATTGACCATTTCATAGTCCGGCAATACATTATAGCCCTTGGCATATTCATGCACAAATTCTGCTGCATCCTGTAGTTTGCGATCAAATAATGTGTGATCAAAAATACCTTGACAACGAACAAATACTTCTGCATCTGCCAGCATGAGTTCAAGATATAGTTTTTGTACTTCGTAATCGTATGTCTTTATCATATTACTATTATACACTAATTGCTAGGTGCTTTGCAACACCAAAGTTGTATTTCCACTCTCTTTGTTTAGTGTGATACAATACTGCACCGATGCTACTCGATGGGTCTCCAGGACTAGGCAAAGTCCAACGATACTGCCACATGGGCTCTACAATTTTTTTATTAGTTGCTGAATTCATAGCGCATCCGCCCATGTATACTAGGCAATCGGTGTTGACTAATTTCTTAGCTTCTAGCATGACCATGCGGATTTGATCCTCAAACACCATTTGAACAGCAGCGGCAAGATCTTGTTCGTCTTGTAAGGTCTCTATATAAAATGTTTGATCGTTGACACCTTTGTGAAAATTATAATTTAATTCTAAAAGACCTGTAAAATATTTCTTTATTCTATGATAAAAAACCTTAGGATTACCTTTTTCGGCCATGGCCTGTAATTTCCATTCGTCCTGAATTGGAGTCATTCCTAGAGCGTGAGTAAATGCACTATAGAACAATCCTAGACTATTTGGATAATTTCTGCTCCAAACTTTGCGCATTTCGCCATGCTTGCCTTCCCAGATGGTGGCACATTCGAACTCACCTATGGCGTCGAGTACCACAACAGCACAATGATTAAAAGGACTGGTATAGTAGCCTGCGGCTGCGTGACTAGCATGATGCGGTGTATAAGTGATTGGAGCATAATGTTGCGCTTTCATATATCTACGTGGAAGTACTGTCATGTCTAAGACACGATTCCATTGACCTGCACGTAGTTGTCTTGCCTTCTTTATCCAGGGACGTTCATACCAAAAAATACGATCCGGTGCTCCAACATGTAGGGCATCAGTAATTATTTTGCTGTCTAACTCATCCGAAACGCCCGTTTGGTTAGACCATAGACTGCCATCCTTGAATACAGCTAGACTAGATCCGTGATTAAGGGCATTTACCCCCCACATAATCATTTGTAGATAAATGGATCACGTTTACGCAATTCTTCTAAACGTTTCTTCCATGCCTTACGTTCTTGATACTTGTGCCAGGGATATAAAATAAAGTCCAATATTTTTTTAATCATTTTGATTCTCCATCACTGCTATATTGTTTAGCATCTTTCTTTTTTCAATTTCGATCTTTGCAGGATTTGATGTTGCTGTTTTTATAGCATCAACAACTACAAATAGTTTTCCATATTTTAATACAGCATCTGCGCAATCTTTTATAGAATCTTCCCATGTAGGAAATGCTATTGACCAGCCTAGTTCTTTGGCTTGATCTATTAGAAACGTACCTGCTTTATCTTGATCGGGAATAACAATTACTTCTTTGCCTATACTGTTAATTATCCTTGCCTGTTGATCTGATATTTCATTAGTGAGCAATGCAACACCGCCTACGCTAAGGGCATCAAACGGGCCTTCTACCACAAACAGATATCGATGTTCATCTGGTTGTTCATCAACATTAAACACAAAAAAAGGATGTTGATCTGATAGGTATTTAGGCTTTCCGTCTTTAACTTTACGAGCAGTACTACCAACGATCTTGCCATCGTAGACAAACGGAATAATTACTCTATCTGCGTATCCAGGCAGGGGCGACCAATAAAAATGTCTGCTTGCAGGATCATATCCACGATTAACCACATATTCAGCAACTGTGATTAGTTGTTGTTCTTCGCTGTTGTTTAGCTTTGCATCTAACCATTCAATTAAGGGTAATGCGCCTTCAGGCAAAGGCTTCTCTGTGAATGTGGGTTTTTCAACAAATGCCTCCGGTTGATACTCTGCCGACTCAGTCTTCATTGCCTCAAACACCAATTGTTTGATGTCGTCGTCATTGGCTCCTAGCCATTGACAGAGGCTTTTGAATTTAGGAGTAATCGGTGAGCCGGGTTTCCAACCTGTGGAATATTTACAATTGAAACAATTATAGACTATGCTATCTGTAATCATAATGCCACCACGCTTTCTAGTGTCGTGAGCGTGACCTCTATGTTGGCAGCAGGGGGCGTTGAAACTGGTCCAGCCGCTGGGACTGGATTTTAATTTCGAAGGAAGAAGAGTTCTAAACTTATCAAGAACAAGGGTCATGCATACAGTATACTATCTATATAGTACGCTGTCAACGGTTCCTGTATTCAATAGTGCCGGAACGTGCTTGACTCTAAACCAATTAAACTTACCAGTGATATTTTGATAAAGAATAGGGTCTTGTGATGCCGGTATGGTTTGTAAATCTACCCAACGCTCTGGGTTGCCGCCAGCACTTTGACTGCCTTGTATAATGATGCTGCCACTGTAATTGGTTGTTTTAATTTGAAATGTATGTAGGCTTTGCGGAGTTCCGTATTGCGGTTGAGCATTGATAATGCCACTGATAAAGTATAGCTGGGTATTAGGATCGTAAGGTTGATAATTTTTAAATTCTTTTATTACTAGACTATCAACCGGTTCTCCGAACACATCCCCAGTGATTTCTAAAGGACTAAATGCACCATACTGACTATCTATATACAGGGGTGTCTTTGCACTAACAGTATGTGTGGCGCCGTTCAACACACGAGTTTCTGAAACAACAGAGTATTGATAAAAGCCAGGTTCTATCCCTGCTAGCTCGGTATTGGATAAAATAACATATGCCTTTCCCCCCGACGCACTCTGAATTACACAATCCTTTTGAAGTATGAGTTCTTTAGATTCTCTATTCACTAGATTGAAAACTAGATATGAGCCTGTTATGGCCTGGGCCTTCTGGTCAGAATTTCGTACCTGCAGATCTATTCTGTTATCGACGCCTCGATGGATTTTTAAGTTGCGATTGTACACTCTACGATACCTCTCTGGTTGCCAGGTGGCCAACGTATTTGTAAATACATCTATCTTATTTGGATATAAATAAACTGAAATGAGTTGCATACACTAGCGGACCTTTACAATATTTATCTATGAGAATCACTGAAAACCTACAAGAAAATTTCCCTTTTATAAGTGTCGTAAACCACGTTGATCAAGAATATGTGGGAATAATTATCAATCAGGATGCTGCTATCACAAGCATGTACGATTATTCACATATTAAAACAGAACAAGAAAAAGCTCGGTTTATTGAACTAGGGGAAGTTTGGTGGTGGGAATCAAATCGTCAAATTCCTATCAATATTTTCTTACTTAGAGAAATTTATTTGTTTAGATACGCAATTAGAAATTTTTCAACAAAAGATACAAAAGTGATATTTGGGCCTTGCACCAGTTTAAACGATATTATTGTTAAAAGAATTAAACGTAAATCTATTACGTTAGTTAGAAGAGCTACTTAACACCAATAATCATAACACGATTAAAGGCTTTGTCTTCGAATTCAAAACGTTTTATCCCGTCATAAAGATATTCGCTCATAGGATATCTATTCATTAGATCTTTAATAGATGACATAGAATTAACGTGATCGTCGTCTATCATGTCGCTGGCCTGTAAGCATACTATAGTACTGGTAGGTATATTGTTAAACCATTCATCGGATTGCATGTGCTCAACACTTGAATTGATTACAACATCGGGTCTAGGTTTGTATTCTAATATATTAATATCAGTGGTATGCGCTTTAAACTCCCAAGCTCGGTAGACCCAAAGATTATTAACGGCATCTGCAACTATTTCACAATCGGGATCTTGATCAAAGCTACGAACTTCTAGAACTGGGATTTTGTTTCGAGTGCGTATTAAAAAGTTAGCAAGCGCATACCAACCGGCTAAAATCCATATGCGATATCCATCTTCAATTGGTCTATGTTCTTCTAATGTACGCTCAAGTCTTTCAACTAACCACAGCTTGCTCTGTACTTGTGCAGCACTAAATGCATCAAAGTTCATTATGAAAATCCATAACTAATTTGTTCACAGATTAAATTCATCTGTACAATAATAGCAACAGCATAGGCTGTGGCATGACTCTTTTTAAAATAGTAATCACCAGTCTCTGGTTTCGTCCACACTTCCGTCATGATCGTAGTCCAATCTTTCCCAATCAGATAACGTTTCGCAGGGCGGATCATCGCGAGAACGGCAGATAATTGTTCCACGGAAGCTGGCAGGGTCTTCCGTATTATAGCTCCATGCCCGTTCAAATGAAATAACAGATTTACAAAGTCGTCCTGTAGTAGTAGATCCCATAGTGGCTCCTGATTCATTAATTGAACTAGATGTTCTTCATTACGAACACCTTTATAAATTCCAACATTAAGAAAATCTATTTTAAAATATTTTTCATCTTCTGCCTGTTCATAGGGGATTTGACATAGACCGCTTACTGCATCCACAGGAACTTCATGCATATAAACACCGGTATTATGCTTGATTAATTTACCGTTGTCTAATCTGCTAGCAGGGATGTGTTCAAACAATTTTAATGCTTGATCTCTATCTATAAAATCTATGTCAATATCTGGCATTAGTTTAACCTAGTACTCTCAAAAAGCAACAACGGTAGAGTTTCTGCTAAAAATTGAGCATACTCTTCAGCATCTTCTTGATCTTCAAAACCTGAAAACTTCACGTAAACATCGTCCGAGTCATCTGCTACTACCACTTCAATTTCAACATCATCTCTAGAAATATGTTCTTCGTTTGCAGCTAATTCTATTTCTTCGTCAATGAGTTCGGGCTCAGCCTCTTCTCGTCGCTTTTTATAAATCATAAAATGTTCGCCTCCTTGATGACATCTTTAACTAACTCTACATCTGCAGGTAAAGATTTAAAACGACGGGACCAATAATTAGGATCAATAACTGGACCAACTATTTCTAATTGTTCGTCATTCATGCGCTTCAACATCTCTTTCCCTGACTTACTATTTAACACCATCCAAGGACTTACTAGACCTTCTTTAATATCATGTGTAGCACGGTTTAAATTAACGTATTGGAAGTAATGCTCCCAAGGAGCACTATTGGTATCTCCCCAATCCATCATGGCTTTGATAGTTCTCTGGATTGCTCCATCAGCTGGTTCTATCTTAATTAGTTCACTTATGTACGTGTCATACAGTTCGTCTCTACACCAATGATCTAATTTAATTCCACTTTTGATCACAAACTCAATAAATCTTTCCGGGTATATTGGATTTGTGTTTGCAAGAAAACTGCCAAACTTAACGAATGCGGTATAATAGGGACTGGATGCAAATTCGTCAAAGGTCTTTTGCTTGGCTGATTTCTGTGTGAGTTCGTAAAATCTATTGTATGTCAACATACCAGATTGCACATGTTTTTCTCCCTTTGACATGTGTCTACGTTTTTGTTCACAGACATGCACTACCAAAGTTTTTTCTTTAGCAAATAATTTATTACAGTATTCGCACTTATAATTTAATGTCTGCAATTTGCTTTTTATCCCAACCAAGGTCCTTAGCATATTCTTTGATCTCTTTGTCTGTAGTTATTGCTGCTAGAGTCTCCACATCCGCCATTTTCATAGTTGGAAATAATTCTGCTAGAAAATCTATTTTTTTATTTTTTTGTTTCTTTAAAGGGATCCACTCGTGAAAGTATGTTTTACCATTTCTCATACTACACGCACATAGCGTCTGCCAAACTAACTTGGGATGTTTTTGAATATCGTTCCAATTTTTGTTGTAGTATTCGTTGACGGTTAACACAAAATGTTCTTGCACTTCTCTACTAGTAGATTTAACATTACTGATATATCTATTCAATGTCCAGAAATCACCTTTAATCTCTTTTCGACCTTCTTCGGTGGCAGCATCCCATAGATCTTTCATGCCAAGATCTACTGCTGGAATTATTTCTTTAAAAAGGTCTATGTGTTTATTTGCCATTGTCTTTACTTAGATGATATATTATTTTAACACGTTCTATGGCATCTTGTAAAGTGATATTTGTCTTGGCGGCTCGCCGAATATCACCCCATAACTTACTTTCCATTACATGATCGTGCAAGGGCCTGCCATCGTCAGTTCGTGGATCATAATCCGGATCGTCTTTATCATAATCCCAACCGATAACAACTGTATCAGTTGTGTCGGCATCAGTGGCATATACAACACCGTCTCGATGTTCGTATATATAGGTAGTGCCTGGATTAAGATTTCCCATTTTTTGCGTATCCAACAGTTTCACGCTCGATGTCATCGTGATCAAACTCTGCCCAATATAGTTCAAAAGCAACACAATCAGATACAGCTTCGAATTGATGAAATTCTCCAGGTGCTACCTTTGTGTACTCGCCAGCTCGCAATAGTGTTTCATCTACTAGGTCATAGTTGTTTTTCCAAACACGGATAATCATCTCGCCTTTTTCGACAAAAAATCCATTCCACTTAAAACTATGTTTGTGCTTAGAACATGTTCCGCCTTTTTTGGCTTCAATGCGATGAAACTCTAATACACCGTTTGCTTCGAGGAGTTCTGTTTGACCCCATACTTTTCCTGCTTTCATTTTAAATTACCTTATCTAATTGTAATACTTCGCTCTGTCTAGATACTTCTTTAACAAAATATGCGCACGGCGGGCTCGGCCCATCGTGCAACGGTACTGTTAATAACTGTCCGTTTTTCATCTTTGGAAAATACCATCTTACATCTTGATAGATATTTACTATCTCGATCGCCATATACTCACATTTAAAACCGTTAATGGGATTGAAAATAAATGCGTCAAACCCTCGTTCATTTAAACTAGTTAAGGGCAGGACTTCTGGGTCTAATCCACAGTCTCTATCACCAACTATCATACACCAGTCTAAGGGCATTTGCACTTCATATCCGCCAATGTTTAATAAAATTGCTGGACTGTTAAATGACTCTAGAAATATCAAAGGCATAAAAAAGAAATCAGGTTCGTTAGGATTAGAATTATCTAATACTGAAAATCTAGTATCTTCATCAACCTCATCCGGCAATTCGTTTAGATCAAACGATCTATTATTCAATGTTAAAATTTTCATATACTTACCTTGGTTATTGAAAAAGGATATTTTGCATCCTTGTAAAACTTTTTACGTTCTGTTAAATGTCGCTTGCTGTATTTGCATTGACTTGTAATGTCCCAAATTTCTACATGGTCCTTGTCTTCTGCTTTTCTAATACCTCGCCCAATACTCTGTATAACTCTGACAAAGCTCTTTCCGGGCTCAACAAGAACCAAATTAAAAATACGGGGGATATTAATACCCACAGCGGCCACACCATAAGTCGCCACAATAATCTTGCCATCACTAGTTTTAATTTCATCATACTCTTCTTTCCTATCGTCTAGTTTCATTCCACCACTAACGAATACAGCTTCCGGCATGCGCTCAATTAATTTATTTCCTGTGTCAATTCTATTGATTAACACTAGAGTATTTCCTGTTAAAGCTAGTGATTGTATTTTATTTGCCATCCAAGTAATTCTAGAATCGTCAGTGACTAAAAATGCATATTCGTCTGCAAAACTTCTAAATGCTTGAACTTCATTTGTCTGCAAAATATTAATTTGCAGTTGTGCCAACACACCTTTTTCTTGTAGGTCATGTGCCGATACTTGATTAATAACTGGACCTATGCTGGCAAGTATACCTTGGAATTCCCATGCTTCTTTAGGAATAGTCCCAGTTAGTCCCCAACGTATTGCACAGTTGCTAAAGTTCTGTGTCAATAATTTTGTTAGTACTTCTGCCTTGGCCTGATGTACTTCGTCGATAATAATCGCAGATACCCCAGCAGTGAATTCTGCCAATGATAACACTTCGTCATCATAACTTTTCTTATCAAGTACGTTAAGACTTTGCCAAGTACATATTGTATGTGTCTTGCCTAATTCTTTTCGGTCGCCAAAATATACACCAACATCAAGTCCCAAGTTCTTATAATCTTCTTCAGTTTGTACCACTAGTGATTTGTTAGGTACAATGACCATTGTACGACCATACGGCTCACAAAGATGACTGAGTGTAGCAGTAGTAATTGTTTTACCGGCACCTGTCGCTACCTCCTGTAGACTTTGTGTATTGTCTAAAAACTTGTTAACAACGTCATATTGATAGTCACGGAGTATGATAGGTTGTCCTGCTTGAGGATGTCCTTTAGGCCATGTCTTGCCTTTGTCTGCCCAATAATTTTCAGTAATAGGAGCAAATTCTATCTTGCTGTGCTGTCGAAGATCTTCGATATCTATTTCATAGCCAGCTTCTTCTATGATGGGTAATATGACATCCAAGTGTGCAAGATAACCAGTACCACCAATGCTAAAATAAGTTTTAGTCCCATCCCATCTTCCTAATTTATATGCTGGCATATGACGGGCATATGGCAGATCAAATTTTAATTTGTTAACAATCTTGCGCCGTGTTTCCACACTAAGTCCTTCTAACTTAATATTGACTTCATCGCGGATAACTAGTTTACAAGCTGACAATTTTCTGTTTCCTTACAGGTGTTGGCTTTATTTCTCCCAAATAGCAAACACACGGATGAGCCGACAACCATGCAGATGTTGTGGGCTCGTTGATAGGTGTGTAGCTATTTGTAATAACTATTTTAACATCAATCGTATCTTTAAACAACCACTTAGGCGGTTTATGAAGAAATACTAAAATCTTTCCTTCGTCTACTTTTCCGCCTAAATTATTGTCTTTTATCCATGCATTTAGTTTGGATTTTTTTTCAACTGGATCTCTAAAACAGACTTTTATTTCCGATCTAGGAATGCCTGCAATGTCAGAAGATCCGATAAATCTTTCGAGCCATGTCACAATGTCTTGAGTATTGCGATCAATTAACACGCAGGCGATTCCGTCTATTTCTTTATAGAGATTGAAAAAATCACGATTTAGTTTCAGCCAAAAATTACGAGATTTTGACTGACAAATTTTTTCTAAAGGAGTTGCTGCGGGTTGATTAAATCTTACAGGATAGCCCATAGACTTTGATAAAAACAAATCCTTATTCAACTGATTGGATTTATGTGTTTGAAAAAATTCCAACGAGGCTTCGGTTGTATTGAATAATTTAATGTTGTTGTCGACAATTTCAGCGTATGGGATTATATTATCTTGTTGATTCCACATTTCAGAAACAACGTCTACTAATTCTAAAAAAGATTCATCAAGTTCAAACTCGTGTTTTTTTAAAAACTCGTCTAGGTGTATTATATTAAATTTATAAACATCCAGCACTCTAAGTTTTCTATCACCATCCCACTGACTGGCATTATTCCCTTGGCTTTCTGTGTTAAATTCTTTGTCAAATATGTCTTTTAATGAATACGGAAATTTTAAACAGATGCTAATTACGCCATCCTCATCTTGTTCTACAAAGGCTCGTTTAGAAAGATCTAATTTTCTAAAAGACATTTTCCATACTGGATTTTCAAGAAGTGTGCCGTAGTCAATGCCCAGGCGCTTGGCATGTGATTTGTATTTTGTTAATATTTTTAATAGAAAATTACCTTGGTTTGCTGTCAGTTGGTTTCCTAAATCTATTTGATTAAAGAAACTATGCATGACAGAGGTATCCTGATCTTGCAAAATTTCTATATCCATAATTGTTTGATTATAGAATTCAACAAATAAATCTTCAACGTAAGAGAGTTTTGACATACTAATACTATACTGTATTTTTAGGTGAAAGTCAACGATTTTTTAATAATTTTCTAAAGTGGTTGCAAGACGCTGTATTGGCAGGCCGCTTGATATCTCATTCACAGTCCACTCAGTGTGGCACAATTTTAAAAACCACTCTGCTCTATCTGGTAGTGTTGGATTGTCAATGTTTTCAATATGTTCACTGATCGGAAATGCCAGGCTTGAACTGTCACAAATTACAGGAACTCCATTGATTGCCGCTTGAACGGCAGGTCCACTATTATGATTAACCACACAATGATAATTATAGTCTATGTCAAATGAATCATAACTGTTTGGAATTTTTTTTGGCTGTTCAACTTGAACTCCTGCTGTGTTTAGTATAACTGGGGATCTAGGATGTGGTCTAATTATTATGTCTTTTTCAGTAAATTTCCTAATTTCTTCAATCTTTCTTTTTGCCCACTCGGCCATACTAGGTTGCCCTTCCCATTGAAGACTGCGCTCATGTTGACAGGCAATTAGAATTTTGTTATTTCTTTTTAGATTTAACGGCTTTAGATTTAGTCCCAATATAGTTGGTCTAGATTTATCAAGATTTTTACTATTTCCAAAAATTCCCAGGCCATGTATGTGGTCTAGACTGATGCGCCAGGTACTTCCTCTTACAAGGTTTCCAACTTCAATTATCATGACTGGTTTTCCCTTGGCTCGGCATTGATTATAGATCAGTTGGTTCCGTTGCATACGGCCATGCCATAACACTGACCAAATGACATCAACGTCTTGACCCGAATCTACCACCGAAAAACCGGTATTTTTGATACCTTGTTCTAGTGCTGCAAATATAGGAGCACTATTGAGAGCTCCGTTGTCTTTATGAATTTTGAATCGCATCAGTCAAATAAATATATGTGTATTTAATGAATAACAATGACAAAATTTTCAAAACGAATAAAAAAAATCAATCGACGAGCTAGAAATTTGCTGGTAATAGGCACGGCTTTTGGTAATTTGGAAGAATTGCTGGATTCATTTGATACCGTGTTTGTAGTTGGCGGTGATCCACCTATAATTAAAAAACGTAATTTAATTTACAGAGAAAATTACAATGACATCCATACACTAACCGATATTGACATTATCATAGTTGACTTTGATCACGGTAATTTTATTCCAGAATTGACGCAGGTGTGGCGAAGAACTAATCCTGCAATAGTTGTACAAGGGCCTGACTTAATTTCGAAAGATGTTCAAAAAATACTGAAATCAGATCATTATAATATTGTCGAAGTGGTATATGGATACTATCTCTGGAAAAATAAAAAGTGATTGGAAAACCACTATAAATAACACACGCTATTATTGTTAGGAATCCTATGAAAAAAATTGCCTTTGTTACTGGAATGACTGGACAAGACGGTCCGTACCTTGCTAAATTACTTTTAGAAAAAAATTATAAAGTCTATGGACTAGTTAAACGATATTCAAATCCAAATTTAGATAATATTAAATTCTTAGGAATTGAAAACGATATTGAGTTAATTACCGGTGATATTACAGACGACGGTTGCATGAATCATTTGGTAAAAAGTCTAAGGCCGCACGAATTTTATAATCTTGCTGCTCAAAGTTTTGTTGGAGCAAGCTGGGATTTAAATAAAATGACCACTGAAGTTAATGCAGTTGGAGTTTTAAATATTCTTAACTCTATCAAACAACACAGCTCGGATACCAAATATTATCAAGCCAGCACCTCAGAAATGTTTGGCAACAGTATTGAAATTTCAGGCGGAAAACAAGATGAAAAGACTCCTTTCTGGCCACGTAGCCCGTACGGTGTTGCTAAGTTGTATGCCTATTGGATGACTGTAAACTTCCGTGAAAGTTATAGCTTACATGCATCAAACGGTATTTTGTTTAATCACGAATCACCTATTAGAGGTAAAGAATTTGTCACTCGCAAAATTACAGATGGCGTTGCCCGTATCAAACTTGGCCTACAAGACAAAATTGTTCTTGGAAATCTAGACGCAAAACGTGACTGGGGATTTGCAGGAGACTTTGTTGAAGCCATGTGGTTAATGCTACAGCAACCAGAGCCAGGCGATTATGTTATTGCTACAGGAGCACAATATACCATTGGTGATTTATTAGAGCTTTCATTTAAACATGCCGGTATTGATAACTGGCAAAGCTATATTGAGACTAATCCAGCATTTGTACGTCCTGCAGAACTGCATAGTCTATGCGGTGATCCCACCAAAGCAGAAACTGTATTAGGATGGAAACGTAAAACAGATTTTGATGGACTTGTTAAAATGATGGTTGAGGCTGACATTAGAAGATATAACGGAACCAAAGAATTAAATTTAGATCCAAACTGGATGACACAAACAAAATGAAAAAAGCAGTAGTCACTACGTTTCACAAAGCAGGCTATGAAAAATATGGCCGCAAGATGATTGAAACATTTTTAAAAACTTGGCCTGCGGATATCACTTTGTATGTCTATTCAGAAGATTGTGAAATTGTCGAATCTGCTCCTAACCTAGTTGTTAGAGATTTACATGCTACTGTGCCTGCACTGGTAGCATTTAAAGAAAAATGGAAAGATGACCCTAAGGCAAGGGGCGAAGTGGCTACCGGTCCAGTTGATCGAAAAGGCAAAGCACCCGGAGTGGGCTTTCGCTGGGATGCTATTCGGTTCAGTCATAAAATCTACTCAGTGTGCCATGCCGCTGCCAACTGTGATGCAGATGTGTTGTTTTGGATGGATGCCGATATGATATGTCATACTCCTGTGCCGCATCACTTTATAGACAAAATGGCTGCACAAAACATTGGTTTAGGATTTTTAGGCAGAGAGAAAAAGTTTACAGAGTGCGGCTTGTATTCTATGAATTTACAAGATACAAACACTCAAGAATTTTTAGTTGAATTTCAAAAGGCCTACGATACCGGCAGATTGTTTACCATGAGTGAATGGAATGATTGTTGGGTTTTTGATATTGTGAGAAAAGAAGTTAAGCAACGTCATCCAGAATGGCAATGGTATGATTGGAGTGCTGGCCTGTTTAAAGGAGAAGGTCATCCCTTGATCAATAGTGCATGGGGTGCTTATCTAGACCACCTCAAAGGCAAACGTAAAGACTACGGTAAGAGTGCAAAAAGCGATTTAATCGTAAATCGACACGAAAAATACTGGATCAGTTCTCCAGGCTAAATTCGTGTTTAGAGTGTTTGGCCTTGTAGTGTTCGATATAAGGTCCAAGTACAGTGTGACGTAGTGGCGTCTTATAGCCCTTGGTAAAATCTTTACATAGATCATTTCCGTAGGCGTTTAATTTCTCAAAAACATAACCATAGACATCATTGTCGTAGAATCTTCTCAACATGCTGTTGTCTCGTTCTACATAATGTCTTTTATATTCACCGGCAAATTCTTTAAACTGCGGGTGACGAGTATTAACTGCAAAGAACCCAGTCTCCGGAACAAACCATCTACCTGGACTTCCGTCTTTAGCGGTAAAGTATGTTACTCCCATGTGTGTACTAAGAGCCTCATCAGGCAATACTTCTAATAGTAAATTCATAGGTAATTCTTTTACTGATAACACATCAGCGTCTACCCAAACGATTCTGTCTGCGGTTGAATTTTCCATAGCGTGAATAAAGCTAAATGCTTTTTTTGCAAACTTTTTAACCTGTTTATCAGCAGTAGACTGAAATTCATGATACTCGGGTTTGAAGTCATCAAACGATATCTGCTTAAGCCTAGGATGTTCTGGTAAACTGAATTCTTCAACATAACAGGTCAATGTTAATTCTTCCGGCCAATATTTCAGCCACGTTTCTACACAATCCTTTCCTATAAGATCGTAATAGTATTGATTAAAACTTGTTATAATTTCTATTTTCATACATACTTTCTCATATGAGCCCAACACTCTCCATTTTCAATTTCATCAAAGTTCCAATGGAACATGGCCAGGCGTTCTACCCATTTTTGTCTATCTAGTAAATTTGGAGTTTCTATCTGTGAAAGATCTAGATTTGCAATTTCTGCACATTGACTATGTATAGGATCAGTAACAAAAATTGGATATCCTTCTATGGCTGCTCCTACCGTGGGGCTCGAATTATGATTAACTACAGCCCAACAATTTTTTAAATCTTGCTCTAACGTGCTGCCATCTTTTGACAATCGTACACCCTTTAACATTCCTATTTTCTTAATTAGGTTGTTTGGGCTAAGATATCCCTTAGCACCTTTATCTCCTGGATGGGCACGAATAATGATATCTCTGGTTGAATGTTTTCTTATTTCTTTAATTGTCTTTGCAGTCCAATCAATTACATCGTAGCCGCCCATTGACCATCCACCGTTACGCTGTAGACATAATAAAATATGATTGCCGTTAGATCGATAATCTCTTAATGCAATATCTAAGTTTGCAGATAACTTAGTCCACCGACTAGGATCAATTACGTTATCGCAATAATTTCCTGTATTTGGAAATATTCCATTATAGCTATATCTAAGATAGTGTTTGGGATTTGCAGTATTTTTATAAAGAAATAAATTACTGTCAGCTAGTATTGTATGTTTGCCTCTACGATTTTGAAAATCAACAATTTGTTTTCTAAAATCTAAATGCGGACTAGTTTTAGAATTTTCATGGACCCATCCGATCATCATGGCAACGTCTGCTTCTATAAGAGTTCTGTCAGAATGTAATACTACCTCGTCTCCGGTATACGCTACGCCCATAGCAAAACGCTCAAGAATTTCTCCTTTTTCTACGTTTTTATTATTAGGTGGTAGGCAACCAAGGTAGGATACAAATTTCATTTTCTCTTTTTCTCTTTAACGAGATTACCGTTTTCGCTATTCAGTGCATTTTTTCTGTCAATGCCTAGGTAATGAGTGAATATATCTTTAAGATAACTTTTCTCCATCGCAACACGATTTATAGCATCACCTGGAATATCGTTCCATGTACTATAATGAGGAACATATGTTTTTAGGCTCCAGGTCTTGCTTAACTCTGTCACTGCATAATGATCATAGGGCTGCGGAACTTTATAAATTCTTCCATCGTACCACATTTTAGAATAGTCTCTAATGAATGTTTGGAAATCTGAATGTCTAGAATTAAATGCTACAATGCCGGTGTCGATGTAGTCTTTAGAAGGATGATCACTTCCGCAATTTAATGTTCCCCATACTTCTGTTCTTGGATGCAACAGTTCGATAGCTCTTGATTTTGTTAATGGCTGTGTTACCATAACATCGGCGTCCAACCATATAACTAGGCCCTTAAAGGTCCTTGCGGCCCAGACCTGTGTACGACTTTTTTTCCAAAACCTATCGGCTTTTGTTCCACCCATACCTTCGGATAACCATGGATCGTCTGGTGACGCCACTTCTTTATAGAAGCTGACATTTCTACCTAAACCTAAATCAACAGGCTTGTCATCCCAAACAAATACAATGTCGCCTGGCAAATTTTCCCAGCTTGGTAATGTTATATTGGCAACATAATTATAGTATTCTCTAGATAGTGAAGTCACCCAAGTGATTGCAGTATGAGTTTGAGTATTACTGAGACTTAATTCTTGAGCGTAGTCGATAAGATACTTGTACCATACATCTTTATATTCACAATCTTTGTATTTGTCAAACCACGGTCCGCCTTCAGTCCAATGATAGGCACAAGGTTTTCCTACTTCTTCTTCTTTGTTCCACCCAACTAAAAAATTATATCTAGCAGGCAGTTCTCCAATTTCTTCATCTTGAAGCCATTGGAACCTATGTAAGTATGCACCGTCTCTGGTGTTGACATCATCAGGTGTTAATCGTAAATTGCCAGGATGTTCACAGTTCCATAAGATAACACTAGACCAATTTTTTCTAGGATATTGCGTTTGTGTTTTGCCATCCATTTTCACAGTATTAGTTGGTTTGTGATCGTGCTTAACTACCATAACCGCATACCTAGGATCGGCATTTTTAAATAATTCTTCAATATTGATATCCCATACTATATCGCAGTCACAGAATAGTGCCCAGCCTTGATAGTTAGCCAATGCCGGAACTAGGAATCTAGTAAATGTAAAATCAGTGCTGCCCAAATTATCAACTTCACGAGTATAGAGACCTTCTCTTCTTAATTGTGATTGCTTTAATGGCTTTACATCGGCAGTGGGTGAATTTTTATATATTGAATATTCACATACTTTGTAAGCAATATCTTCTCTAGCATCGTATCCAATATAAACTGGCAGTGTATCAAGATCCATTTAAAATTCTCCAAGCTGTTCCGTCTTTTAGTTCGTTAATGTGAAATTGACCATAGGCAAGATGGTGCGCCCATGCTTCAACTTTTTCCATTTCTGGATAATAGGGTGTTTCTATCTTTGATAGGTCTTGTTCAGTTACTGGCTTTGCCGCATGAGTAGGGGAGAGTGTAAATGCGGGGTATCCGTACATAACTGCTTCTGTGGCGGCGTTGCTATTAAATGTAATTAGTGCATGAACATCGTCGTCCAACGCTTCTTTAAGAGAATTAGTAACCATTCTATCAGTTCTACTCTTTACACGATCTCTAACTTCAATAGGACGGTCTGTATATTGTTTAATAGTGTCAATGGTTTCTTGTACCCACTGATCTAAATCCAAGTCGTAAAATTTCATGGGCTTTTCGTCGGGCTTGGCAATTAAAATCTTTCTTCCGCCCTTCTTCCATTTGTGTAATGGTATTGCTAATCGTTTAAATCTATCAGCTGGTCTATTAACAATTTCGTCGTGTTGCAAATCGTTTTTTACTATTCTATGATAATACTTCCACCCCATAGGGTTCAACGGACCTTGTTGATTGCCCATGTATCCGGTATCCATAAAATAAAAATCACGGCCTTCAAACCAGCAGCGTTTCATTATTTTATGTTTAAGTATTCCTCTTAACACTAACGGATCTTCACTATCGTCATATTTAAAATCATCTGAGCTGATTACTCGGCCACCGGATCCTATAGCAAACATATTAATATATTCGTCTTTTCCTTCTTTACTTAGAAATATCCAGTTGTTCATTTTCTTTCTATATCCTCTTCAATACAGCTTTGACCGAATTGTATTTCAACAATTTTACAAGGTATATCAAACGGGTTAGTTAATTGATGCCAGTCGGCAACCGGTATTTTAAATTCTTGATGCTGCTTTAATTGTGCCGGAGGTAAACGATAACCATTAGGCATCATACTGTTAACTACGCACTCACCTTCACTGACCATCCAGTATTCTGCACGTAGTTGATGGCGCTGCATACTTAGACTCTTGCCAGGCTCCACGGTAAGTTCTTTGACTTTCATGCCGGGCACTTCATGTAGCACACGATAGTAGCCCCACTGACGTTCGGTTTTTGGCGCTTTCCATTCTTGCAATATCCAAGAACTAGAATTCATCTTGTGTTCGCCACCTACACCAAATACAAAATCTAAATGCAACATTTCTTCTAGTACATCCATTTCTGGAATATTAGTTTTAGTACGATCACCACCGTTGGCGAATACAATTTTATCGTTGGGATATATTGCTCTTACTTTTCTAATAGCGTCTTTTGCACTACCGTCTGCGTCGTCAAAGTTAATAACACGATCTACATCTTTGATCGCACTTAGAATACTGGCACGTTCTTCCCAGGGCATAAACTCTTGCCCCTTCTTACGGCGTAGCCATGCATCAGAGTTTGCACCGACGATTAAAATATCGCCTAATTTTTTAGCCTCTTTGATGTAGTTAATATGTCCTGAATGAATTGGGTCAAAACCACCCGTTGCAATTACTATTGTTTTCATCTTTTTGAATGTATCCATTCGCTAAAAGATACTTTTTCAAAATCAATATCCTTGTTAATATACCAAGTTTCAAACATTTTTTCTGGGGATCTATGATAGACATCATACACTGCTATCTTATATCCTCGATCGAGTAAAAATTCATTAGCCGCTAATTCATATTTTTCATCTGCTTGATATCTATCGTGTTCAAAAGTAATTACATTAAAAGTAAAGCCTTGGTTAATGATTCTAGTTAATGCGTTTAATGTATTTTCTGGAGGTTCGATATCGCAAGAAAGATAGTCTATTTGGTTAGATAAATTATTTTCAAGAGCTGCTACATTATAATCAAAGGTTAAAGCATTGTCCCAATAAACTTTATTTTTTCTTTCATTCTGATTATCCCAGTGAGTTTTGTAATCAGTATCTAATTCGATACTGAATCCTTTATAATTTCCAAATACTTCTAGATTGTAAGTGTTGCTTCTTTTTTTTGGCAAGTGTGCCCCAATTTCAATATAGGTGCCATTTTGTCCAATTATGTCTGCAACAAATTTATCTTGAAATGCCTGAGAGCACTTTTTGTCTAAAATAATATTATTCATGTTGATATTTATCTGCTACTATTATTGGCAATTTTTTCGTGGATAAAATGTTTACTATCTGTTAAATTTTTTCTAATGGGTTTTGATTCTTTACTGCCCCAATGATAAAATCCAAAACTATAACTATGTTGACCTTGCCCATGGTCCCAATTTGGAATTTTATAAAACGGATATTTTTTAATCATTTCTGCTACAACATCTCCATCATAGGGCTTTGGCAATTTTAAAATCTCTCCGCTTTCCCACATATTTTCGTATTCGTAAACTAAATCATTTAACAACGGATGTACAGGATTAATAAAAATCATTCCGGAATCTATATCATTAATTTGACTATTTCCCAATCCCCATACGCAGTTTGATTTTAAAAAATTATCTATATGTTTGTTAAAAATATCTTGATTAAAATCATAAACTTCAATATCAGTATCTAACAAAACAATACACTCATAAGATTTTAAATTTTTAATAGCCCAGACCTGAGATCTCATCTTCTTCCAAAAATTATTTTGCTTTCGAGATCTAGTATGAGTTTTTAAAAAATTTGAATTAGGATTATCTATAGTGTTGGAATTAATCACGGTAAAACCGTTATAGGATTCAAAATCGCATATTAGATATTTGTCCCCAGGCAACGTATTCCAAGAAGGTACACAGCAAGAGGCAATAATATCCCAATAAATTAAATCTGTTAGTCCGGACCAGGCTATTTTTTGCATCTTGTATTTATATGCGTATATTATGATGATAAATATATTACAACGGAGATAAGAATGAAACATCCTAGAATGACTCAAATATTTTTAAACGCTATCTGGAATGGTAGGCCGAACGGATTTTACGTAGAGATTGGCGCTTGGGACGGACGAAAGAAAAATAGTACTATCATTTTAGAAAATCTAGGGTGGGACGGAGTATGTATTGAACCAACTCCTGAAAGTTTTGAAGCATTGACAAAAACTAGAAAATGTCGATGTTTAAATGTTGCAGTTTTTAATAAAAACGGCACGGCCGAATTTGCATCTTTTAAAAACGATCCTGCTACAAACGGTCTTATAGAAACGCATCCGGATTCACATAAGGTCAAATATAATCAACCGCAAACTCAGTTTATTAAAGTTGAGACAAGAGACTGGAGCAGTTTAGAATTACCATCTCATATAGACTATCTTCAACTCGATACCGAAGGGTCGGAGCTGGCTATATTAGATTGTATAAATTGGTCAAAACAGAACATCTCTTATATCTGTTTAGAAGACAATGCTGCTGAATATGGTGACAAAACTTACTATAATTATATGCTAAACTTAGGATATCACTGTATCTTACATCAAGGAGTTGATTTCCTTTGGTACAAGGAATGAGTGTGCCTAATTGGATAGACAAGTATAATAGTTTTTTAGTAGTCTTTAAAGTTAATAAATAATCTTATGAATGTACATAAAATAATATGGGTTACTGCCTTTAGTCAACAATATCACGATACGGTATTTTCTAAAGTTATAGATAGTTGGGATTTATTACCTGGAACTGTTGAGTTTTTAATCGATGATCCGTTAGTAAAAATAAATTCCAAATATAATATGGATATTGTAAATCTCGGCGAGTTATCTTCGAAAAATTTTAGTGCTGCTGAAATAAAATTTTGGAAAAAAAGTAGATCGATCGTACATGCCATAGAAAAATATAAAGAAAATTACGATATATGCATTTGGTTAGATGCAGATGTTCAAGTTTTAGAAAAACCTGATTTAACACTATTGCTGCCAAATGAAGACGAACTATTGAGTGCGAATAGAAAGATTCCAAAAAATAATACAGCTATAGATACCGGTTATGTTGCGTTTAATTTAAAACATCAAAAAATTAACCAGTTTCTTGACCTTTACAAAAATTTCTGGAATACTAACGAAATAAACAATTTACCGTATCGATATGATACTTGTGTTTTAGAACAATTGTTATTCACTGCCCCGTTTAACTGGAAAAATTTATGGAATGGCGATATTACCAAAGGTAAACATTATTGCGGTTTTGAAGATTCTAAGTTAGAAAAATATTTTTATCATTACTGGGGTAAGAAAAGAAAAGAAACAAAGATAACTGAAAAAAATTGATAAGTGTTCTATCATATTTCTTCATTAAATCATTCATTTATAAATTCTGAGACCAATATTTAGAATTTTTAATCCAGCAGTAATAAATTTCAAACCCTTCGTCGATATCAATCTTGGGACTGAATCCAAAGTCTCGACGTGCTGCGGTAATATCTAATGCACCACGACTAGGAAAATCTGCATCCTTTTCCTTAACTTCAACCGTGCCTTTGCCTGCTAGGCTAACTGCTAATTCGGCAGCGGATAACAATGTCTTACTATGGCTTTTAGTTATGTTGTAAGTTTTATTTGCTGTATTTTCTGCAAGAGTAGCTGCTACAATTCCGTCGGCTGCATCATCTACGTAGGTAAAATCTAAAGTTTCATTAACGCCATTTACTTTAAGAACACCGCCTCGCATAGCAGTTAATAAGAATTTGCTAATTACACGGTCTTCAACATCGAGTGGTCCGTAAACTGCACTTGGACGAAAGATTATGTGTTCTATTCCATACTTGCGTGTATAGTCTTTGATTAACCACTCACCCGCCAGTTTCATAATGCCGTATTGTCCTTGCGGATTACACGTTGCATCTTCTTTAATAAAATCTTTAAAATCACCGTAGACCATACTAGAGCTTGTGTAAACAAATCTTTTTACGTTATACTTTACACTTAGTTCTAATAGATTAAGAAGCCCTTCACTCATAGTACGTGAGCCAAGTGCAGGATTAGCATTAACAACTTTTTGTCTAGGAAAACTTGCAAGATGAATTACGGTATCAAAATTATATTTTGAAAATAACCGATTCATGCCAACTGGATCGCATATATCTATAAGATAAACTTCACTTGATTTTATTTTTTTAGAACGCTCGGATAATAGATAAGCAAGTTCTGGCTGTGGAATAATTCCATAATTAGTTTGTGTATCAGTAATTACAACACTATGTCCTTGTGCTTCTAATTTACTTACTACATTGTGGCCAATAAGACCTAATCCGCCTGTTACTAAGATGTTCATAATGATGCGTCTTCTAATCCTGATACTCGTAGTTTAACAATATTGCTGAGATGCCATTGTTTCTGATCAAGTGCTTTGATGATACCTAACCACTTATTTCTAAGTAGGGCAAAGTCGTTGATAATTTTTTCAAAATCTACCACGTCAGCTTCACCTTCCACAAACTTTTCACAGTCTCTAGAACTTAATTGACGTTGGTAGTTTTCGAGATATTTGCGAAAGTGTTGACTACGAAGTCTACGAAGTTCAATGTTTAAGTACTCAAGGATACCTTCAATTTCTTGAAGTTGATTAAAGCGTTCTTCCACAATGCCTGGCATCTGCGAACTTGCCTTCTCAATGTTTCCCGCTATGCGGACATCTTGTTTTGCTTCGATTAACTCAGCTTCATAATAGGCCACTGCATTGGGAATGTGAGAAATATCTTTGCTAACCTTGTCATACCAATTCATTTATTCCTCGTCTTCGTCGTAGTATTCTTCTTCCTCGTCTACAATTTCTTCACCGTCAACAGCATATTCAATTGCGGTATCAAGATAAGCATCAACACCCAAAAGGCTCTGAAGAGTTGATTCTTTAATACCGTAATCTAATAGTGTGTTAACAAAATCGGCAGCTAAGTCTTTTCTATGCTTCTCTGGAATGTGTTCAATTACCAACGTCCAGATATCTGCAATTAAGTCGTCTTTCATTCTGTGATCTCCAAGTCTGATTCAACTGTAGTAGTTATCTCAGAAGTGGAAATTTCACCGTGTTTTGAAATGTCGCTCATTGCAATATCTAGGCCGTCTTTCTCATTGCGTTCCCATGCCTTACGGAACTGCTTGATAATCTCACCGTCTTTGGTAGTGTATACAAGGCTGTTTCCTTCTTTCTTGAGCAACCCTTTTGCTTCGAACAGGTCGACTAAACCGCTATATGGACTCATACCTGTTTCATAAGGAATCTCAACCTGTACACTTTCAAACGGCTTCGCATACCGAGTTTTCATAATCTTACAAGCTGCACGAATACCTTGTACAGTTGTAGTCTTATTGCCGTCGGCATCTAGTTTCAATTTTAATTTACGCATAGCAACAACAATTGAACTTGCATAGATGAAACCTTGACCGCCACTGATCTTGTCGTCTGGATCAAACATGTCTTGACTTGCATATGTATGATTGGTACAAACCATGCCAATGTTATAAGCGCCAAACATATTAACACAATTACGAACAAGTGCTGTCAGTGCTTTAGGCTTACGACCCATATCACCTTTCATATCACCTGCTTGGAATTGATTAACATCTGTAGGTGTCAACAACATGCCCAATGAATCAATAATAAACAGGATCTTAGGACGATCTGCTTCATCCATTGTTTTGTATTCTGCAATGAACTCTGTAATAGTCTTTGCCACATCATCGATCATGGCCATGTTAAGTTTTAACAACTTATCCGGACTTGTATCAACGCCTAGAGCATGTAGCCATTTTTCATCAAGCGCATTTTCTGTATCGATCAAGATAGGATAGATACCTTGCGCCTGTGCGTTCTTGACTAGATTGCCTGAACAGATAAATGATTTACCTGCACCACTTTCGCCAGCAAACACAGTGACCTTGCCTAGTGGAATACCTCGATCAAAATATCCGCTAATAAGATAGTTTAATGCGTAGTTGTTTGTACTAACCCAATCGGTTGGGTCGTTAAAGCCAATACTTAAACCATCAATTGATTTAGTGATTGACTTTCTAAATTTAGAAATATCAAATGCTTTTGCCATATTAATTGTCCAGGTCCATTGCATTGTACTCTTTGATCAACGCAATTAATTCTTCTTCTGTGTTGCAGACTGTTTTAGAATTCTTCCATTCTTCTTTTTTATCACGTCCACCAATTTCAACCATCCAAGCGTTGTCATAACGATTGATAGTGATTGATTCGTTTACTTTTGCTAGTTTAGTTAGTTTTGCCATTATTATTTTCCTAGAAATGAAAGAGAGTGCGAGATTACCCCGCACTCTATGTTTAGCTTAATTACTTCTGACGATTGCGAATCATGGCAAGGATGTCTTGCGCACGACTAGCACCATCAGCTGATGCTGGAGTTGCCGCTGGTGCAGCCTTAGCTGCCGGAGCAGACTCATCATCAAAATCTTCACTGACTTTAGCAGCCGGTGTTGATGTATTAGCTGTTGCACGATGTGGATCTCCTGTTGCGGAACCCATACCTGCTGGTTTGAAGTATTGACCCCAACGATCCATGTCGTAGGCTTCCCCATCGACAGATGCTTCAAACATTTCTTTCATTACCTTGAGTTCTACATCAGTAGGTTTCTTAGGTAGGAAGTCGCTTAAATTAAACAAGCCGTGGGCTTCAATGGCTGCTGCTTCAACTTCTGTCACAGAACGTTCACGACGACTCCACTTTGAAGTAGAATAGTCAGCAAAGCCACCTTTCGATGTCTTAGCAATACGGAAGTCGACACCCTTGAGATAGTCAGTTGGCAATTCTTCCAACTCTGGATCCATCAGTGCTGAACGGATAATTTGATAGATTTGAGGACCAATAATAAATCTGCGAATTGGATTCTCGGGCTGTTTATCTTCCTTGATAGGATCTTCAACAACAAAGCCTTGGAAAATATATGAACGCTTTTTCCAATACTTACGACCCATCTCTTCCAATGATTTATCTTTAAACCAACCACGCACTTCGCTGAGGATTGGACAAACTGTACCGTCGTTGTACATTTCAACACAAGGAACTTGAACTTGAACTGGACGACTGTCTGTTTCACCTTTGATGCCTGCGAACGGCAATTTGATCATTGCACGTTCTACCCAGAAAAATGTATTGGCAGAGTTGCCATCGGGTAGCAAACGGATAACCGCTTCCTTGCCTTCTTGCATGTTCCAATGTGGGTAAATTGCGTTGTCTCCACCGCCTGTGGATTGTCCGGTGGACTTTGATTGTGCTTCTTGAAGTTTTGCACGAATTTCTGCTAATGATGCCATTTTAAATGCCTCCTATGTTATGCCTAAAATGTTTATATGCCTTATGCACATATGTTATTATGCGCTTTTTATTTAGCAAGGTCAATGATTATCTGCTAGTTTTTTGATTTTATTTTGCCAATAAAAAAGCCCGCACATCCGTTGACAAGTTTTGAGCTAAATAACAGTACAAAACATACTCTGCTTCTTGCACACTCATTGTATGTCCATTAAGGATCTTACAATGACAACTCGCAAACTCACTACCAAAGCCATTGCCAAATCAGCCACAACCTATGTGGGCCGAACAGGTGAAATATTCTACGATACTGTAACAGCAACTCTTAAAATATCAAACGGTACTACGCCCGGTGGAGCAACTCTTAGCACTGATGGAAGTGGTGGTGGTTCAGTAACACTAACAAACGGTGCAGTGATAAAAGATACAGCGGCAAATGCAGTGGCATTTGGTAACGCGGCCGGTCAAACTTCACAAGGTGGTGGTGCAGTGGCCGTTGGTATCGAGGCTGGAAAAACTACACAAGGTGATAGTGCAGTGGCCATTGGTAATATTGCTGGAACAACCACACAAGGCACGGCGGCAGTGGCCGTTGGCACAGCCGCCGGTCAAACCACACAAGGTGCTGGTGCAGTGGCCGTTGGTTTTGGTGCTGGCCAAACCACTCAAGGCGCAGGGGCAGTTGCCATTGGTCAAGGCGCAGGCGCAACTGCTCAAGGCGCCAGATCAATCATCATCAATGCCAGTGGCGCTGCCTTGAATCAAACAACAACCGATACATTCACAGTGAAACCTGTGCGTGATGGTGGCGCCGCAAGTGGTATGGCCGCTGCCGGATTTAAACCCTGTTACTATAATCCAACAACTGGTGAATTTGTCTACGCAAGCTCATAATTATTCACACCCATAAAAAAGCCCACTCAAGCGTGGGCTTTTTTGTATGCAGCCATAGCTCTTTGTCTAGCTAACCATAATCTAAACTTTACATAGTCTGATAGTTCATCATCCTGAACTACCTTACCAAACTCTTGACTACGTCGATTACGGCCAAAAGTGACCTCATCGTCTATTATGAGGTCACTGTCTTCTAAGTCAAACTTACTTTGCTGGAGTAGCGGCTGGCTTTGCGTCTGCTTTAGGTGCGTCCTTCTTTGCACCGTCACTTTTTGCAGGCTTTTTCTCGTCTTTCTTAACTTCAGCTTTAGCTGGTGCAGCTGAAGGAGTTGCTGGTGCTTTAGCTGGCTCAGCGGCGAATACAGTTGCGGCAAACAAAGTTGCGATTAGAGTTGCGATAGTTTTCATTTTAAGTTCCTTTATGGTTAATGAAATATGCTCAAAGTTATAACATCTGTTCGCTGACAAGGACCACTTCGTCTTTCATCACAGTTTGAATATCTCCAATCATATGATGTAGGCAACATTGGCGATGACTGTGGCTCGAGCTCGTCTTTAGACGATTTCAAATCACTGTAGCAGTTAAGGTGTTTTTCTTCTTGCATATATATATAACGCGGCAGGTCGGTGATTAGTTGACAATCAATATAGCCAAAAGAAAGGGCACCTAAGTGCCCAATCTAATAGAGTTAACTAGACTCTAACTGCTACGAACAATTCTTAAAAACGTAAAAGTTCTTTTAATCTAGAAATTTCATCTGATTGTACAGCCTCTTTGGTTAATTCTGATGTATCAACAAGTTCGTCACTACCGCTATCCACGGTGACATAGGACTGCTCACCTTTACCAAATGGGCGTATATATGTTACAGGTTTACCTTGATACATAACTGTATCGCCTCGTTGAAAAGGAGTTGCTGCTGCTTTTGGTGCTGTTAATTGGCTGGCTGGAACTGCCATTGATCCCGACTGACCGTCTATTTGAACAAAATACGTATCACCGTCTTGACCTACGATTGTTGCTGGATTTTTGCCCCCAACTACAACTTTATCTCCTTCTTTGAAGCCAACACCTGCTTCTGTCATTCCTGAAAGTTCTCTAATACGTGCTAATTCTGCGATTTGCGGATCTTGTTGTTGTGGCGCCATACGCTCAACCATTTTGCGAGCAACCATTTCTGCCTGTTCGCCAAACTTTTTGCCTACCATAATAACAACGCCTTCTGGACCTTTAGGGAATGTACCTGCATCACGATCATAAAATGTGTGAATAAATTCAGCTAGTTCTTGTACATTCATTTTGGACTGCATGCCTTTTTGTGCTAACGATCTAGCACTATCTTGACCTGTGCGGTTTGGATTGTTGGGCTTTTTAAATTGCGACTTTTCTTTACCGTCTGTATCCCAAGGAGGAGATTCGTCGTCATCCTTTTCACCTGGCTCGTTATCAGCTTCGCCCATGCCTAGTTCTTGTTTTCTACGTGCTAGACCTGCTGAGCTTGTTGGGGATTTAGTTTTTTCATCTTCTAAATCTTTCAACGTCATTGGATCTTCGCCTTTTTGTTTGCGTAGATATGCAGGTACATCACTTTTATTGGGACCGTCTGCTGCTTCTTGTGGAACTTCTTCGGGAGCTGGTTCTTCTGCTCCAGCTTGAGGTTCTGCTTGATAGTCGCCAAAGTCCAGCTCTTCAAGTGCATCTGGAGCATTTGATTCTAGCCAATCTTTTACTAGTCCTCTTGCATCTGTTTCTGGATCTTGGGTTGCTGCTTCTTTGATCTGTTTGAATAGTGAAGGATCCTCAATGATGCCTTTTAGGCTTTCGATAGCATTTGAACCGTCAACGCCTACAGAAAATGCTTGGCCTACTAGTTCTTGTAATTCTTGTTTTGCTGTCTGTTGTTCTTGTGGATCTTGACTAGCAATAGCCGAGTCTTCGCCTAACCCCATAACCCAAGATTCAAATTGATCAAACTCGCTGTGTTCGTCAAGATTGATGTCTTCAATTGCTTCTTGATCTGTGGTTGTCATTGCGACTATGTCGTCATAGCCTATGTCGTTTTCTTTCATTAGCCTGTACAAGACTGGGAACACATTTTTAATATCTTCTTTAAAGTTTTTAACTGTGAATTTTTCTGTAAACTCTTCTACAAATTCCTGTGGAACTTCTTCTTGTGTTTGTGCCTGGAATGATTCACGATATTGTTCGTAATGGCTTTGCTTGCTCATTGCCTTGATTTGTTCACGCAATCTGTTTAGTTGTTCTGCTGATCTTTCAACAACATTGTTTGTATCTGAGTTCATTAAGTCGTTACGCACAACATAGTTGCCAAAACTCTTTAATTGAGCAATTTCTTCACTCATGTTCACAATGCTTTTGCCAATGTCGTCATAAGGAACACCGCCGTTGGCCACGTGACGTTGCATGGCACGAGCTCCTGCTAGGTGAATGAACGGATACTTAAAACGCTCACCGTCTTGATTTTCAACAAACAGGCCGGAAATGTTTCTGCTTCTTGCACCGGGTGCGGCATCATCCATAACTGCTTGGCTGTGTTTGATGATAAGACGTGTGTCCATCAACTTTTGATAACTAACGGTTTTTGAGCCGTATAGTGCGCTTTCACTCATAATGCTTTCTCCAACAGGTTTAACTACTGTGTTTGATTGATCTTTGGGTTGATTGTGCTGACTTAGAAATTCATAATCTCTTTGATCTAGATTATCTTTAGCGATGTCCCTAGTGTCAAACGCCATAAGTCTACGTTTTGCAAAGGTGCGTAATTCTTTTAGAAATCCGTACCAATTGGTTTTTTGTCCGCTATCCATTGATTCTGTAATTCCTGTTGAGAAATATACTTTCAATGAACTCTGTTCTGCTAGGCTAATACTAACATGTCCGATGGCTGTTTCGCCTTCCATATAATCAAAATCAAAGAAGCGGGCATCTTCGGGATTGATAGTAATAGATCCGCCAGAGTCGCCTAATTTTAGGCCTTTGAAACGGCTTCTAATTTTATAGAATAAATCAGTGGCTATATTGTTTGTTGCGTCCATAGTTATATTTATCAAAAACCGCTAGAGACAAATATCGGCATGGGCATTTGATCTTCGCTTAATTTTTCTGTCATTTTTTCGTAGATCTTAGGATCCCAATCTGATAGTACTCCGGCCATGCGTATTATCAATAGCATTGCACTTACTAGGTCGTCGTGCTCGCCTGTTTTAGCGCCAAATCCCACTCCATGTGCCACAAACGTTTTAAGCTCAGATATTAGAGGTTTAGAGTAAATCTTCATTTTTTGCGTTTCTAACATGTGTTTAACCTGGCTACAAGCAGTGATTTTTGTCTTGTGTGTAGTATTAAATCCTTTTCTGAATTTACGTACATGACCCTTACGCATAGGCTCAGAAAGGAACAATCCGGGGAAGTTTTCTTCTCCTAGATTACTGATAACAATAAGGGCTGCTTCACCTAGTGTATTGTTTTCAACTGAATAATAGACCTGTGGAATTCCACCTTTTTCTTGTCCTCGGTCTTGAATGTACTTGCAAATTTCTCTTAAGTGCTTGACCTGTGCTTGAATAGGCGTTAGGTTATGTCGCCATTCTGCTACCTGTTCCATACTGGGCATTTCAAATACTTGAATAGCACCGTAGTCGCCGCCTGTACCTAATGAAGGATCTAGGGAAACTAGGTAAGTGGCTCTTGGGTCAATGTCTTTGTAAAAACGTGTTTGCCCCATGGTCATAATAGGGTCAACTCCTTTCATTTCTGCAAGACGTACTGCGTTGATTAGCGTTTCGTCAAAGATTAGAAATTCACAATCAAACTCACGACGGAAACGTTCTTCACCGATCTTTGCACGTTCAGTCTGAGCCCATTTTTCATCACGATCTGGATGTTCTGCCCAGTGTGCAAAGAAACTATGGAATCCATTCATACCTAATTGCTGTTCATTTCCGTGCTCATCAAATCGTTTATTGGCCTCAGTCCAAATTAACGCAAACTGATCTTCGTCACTGTTAGGTGTTGATGTAATAATACACTTACCGCCTGTTGATAGTGTTGGCGATAATGCAGTCCAGAACTCTTTGGCTTTTTCTGGAGGTTGCACAAACGCAAACTCATCGCAATAGATCAATGAAAGAGATTTGCCGCGACCTGTATTTTCTGTAGTTGTTACTGCCTGTATACGAGCACCGTTATCGTATTCAATTGTGTTTCTATTGTAGCTGTACACGCCTGCACGAATAAAGTCTGGTAAGTTTTCGTAGCCGAATCGATAACGATTCATAATGTCCTGCGCACCTTCATATTTGTGAGCAGCAATAAGAACTTGTGCTTCTGGCACAAACATTGTATACCATAGCAAGTATGCACAGGCACAGGTTGTCTTACCCATCTGACGAGGCAACATGGCAATACATTGTTTGTTATTGTGATAGGCGTCAATTAATCTTTCTTGATATTCGTAGGGTACAAAAGGAATTGATCCACGAACAGGATGTTGAATCTTTAAAAAGTTTTTGGCAAAGTATAAAGGTCCTGTAATAGGATCCATGCAGGCTTCAAGATGCTTGACTTCTTCAAGAGTATATCGTTGAGGCGCATGTGCCTTCTTAATTAAATTACCGTCTAGTGATTTTGCCATATTGTTATTTACTGAAAAAAATAGGCTCCGGAGAGCCTATTTGGATTTGACTTGTATCACTTAGTCTTTAAGCGACCGTCTTTTTCGGCGGATCTTAATATTGCTGCACGATCGCCATATTTTTCACGATTAACATCGGGTGCTGCATTCTTCTCACCCTGTGTTGGATTCTTAACATGTTTTAGCGGATCAAACTTTTCACCTTTTGCTTCTGATAAACGTCTGCGTAGTTCTTCTTTGATACTTGCACGTAGTTGTTCTTTGCTTTCATACGCACCAGCTGCCATTGGATTATCTCCGCGATATGGCTTACCGCTGAAACTCTTCTTTGGCTTGTTTAGATCGTCACCGTCTGGTATGGCAGCGTCAATACCTTGATATTCTTGTCCAGGTGCACCTGTAGGAGAATTTCCAAACGCTTCTTTTTCTTCTTTGTCGTCATCTTTCTTTTCAATTTCATGATCGCGCATATCATGATCGCCATCACCGTCATTGTCGCCCATAGACTTCTGAATAGAGTCAATACCTTTATCGTCTCTGTCTAGGTCACCCATTGGCGGCATATTGTCACTATCATTATCGCTAGGACCGCCCATGTTATCTGCATCGGGCTCATCATGTGGCTCATCTTTGTCTAAATCAGGCAACATTTTTAGTGGACCTGCATCTAGATTACCTAGATCACCTATTCCAGACATTGGAGGCGTAATACTCATGATGCTTGGCTCAGCACTGATAGGAGGCATACTCATAGGTGCTGGCTGATTAATCATATCTGGATTAACTTTAGTCATTAGCTTCATTAATTCAGCAATGTCATCTAGCCCTTGTGCATTAAGATTTACACTTATGCTTGGTGGAGGTGTATCTGGCTTGCTAGGAATACTTGGGGGAGGCATGCCTCCCATCATATCACCACATTCTTCTACTGGCATTGTTGTGGGTTGATCTAACTCACGCATTCTTTGCATTAATTCATTAAAATTCATATTAACTCCCTAGGGCGCTTTTTACGCCTGTCTTATCAGTTTTGACCTTAGGCAGTTTATATTCTGACTGGCCGTTGTCTTTCTTTTGTTGTTTAGCAACCTTGCTTAAATCTTTCAAAAAACTCTTGTTAAAATCATCGCCAAAGAAATCTTTGTGTTTGACATTAGTGCCTTCTTTATACTGACTGTCTGTTAATAGTCCGTCAGTATTTAAAATTTCTGTTTCGCCTTGTTCATTTTCAGAGGGTTCGTTGCTGCCTCTTACTCTAAAACAGGTTTCGTCTAGTCCCATGCTCTTGATATCGCTGCAGATTTCAGGCGAAGTAATAGGATATTCACAAGCAACTTCAAAAACGTGAACTTCACAATTTTTCATAGTTGGAAAATCCATAGGTAGTGCTTGGATTGGCGTTGTGCTGAGTTTTTCCATTTTCATAACTTTGCATCTTTCTAGAGATGTTTTCAAGTTTGACTGGAAATCTTCGGGCAAATCGCCGGCAACTTTAATTTTAAAGCTGTATGACTTTTTGCCTTCGGCAAGATATTCTTTGAAAGTTTTCATAGTAGTATTTATGCTTTTCCGCCCAGTTTCTTGATCAGCTCGTTGCGGTCAGTGATTACATATCCTTGCCCGTTAATAACATCATTTGGGTCTTCGTTGTTATCTTTGTCGATCTTGTATTTTTTCATTTGCATGTCAATAGCCTTGAGTTTTTTCTCAATTTTATTAGACTTAGCGGTAATTGCGTGGCCTAACATTGAGCTAGCTACTTCAAAAATACGGCTACTATACCTAACTTCTACATTCATGCCTAGATCCATTAGATCGTCGTAGGCTTGTTCAGCTTTTGATGCCAGATTGTCCAGTTCGTGATCATTAAGTTCATCTAGCTCTTTTACCTGTGGTAAACTGCGAGTAATTTCAGCTACTGCTTTATAGCTGTCGTCTAAACTGCGGACTTCAGCATGATCAACTTTGGCCTCAACAGGAGCTGTTTCCTTTGCAGGCTTAGATTCTTCTAGATTAAACAGCTCTTCTAATTTTTTAGTCATACATTACTTATCTACGTTTTGAACCTTGATGGAAAATGTCGCCTTCGTTGACTATGCGGAACTTGACGCCTTGTTGTTTGCACCAAGCTGCGGCAGCTTCCCATTTGGCCATATTTTTAACATACTGCTGTTGATTATACTGACTCTTGCCCACCTGTTCTATAAATGTTTGACTAGCTGGTTTTATTTCTACAACTTCTGCATGTTTCTTACCGTCTTTGTCTACATATGTGATAAAGAAATCAGGAACGTATACTGTGTACTTGCCAGTTAACGGATCTCTGTAAGGAATCTGTATACTTTCACTTGCCCACTTTTCAACACCAGGGTGCTCATCCAACATTTTCATAAAAATGAATTCCCAGCTACTGCGAGCCAATGGAGTTTTTAGTCCGACATACTTGTCGACATTCTTCATTTCAAAACGTCCTTGAGCAAATTTGGGCATTAGGCAAAAATGTTTCTGGTTTGATTTTGTTTTTCAACTAGATCGGTCCTATAGCCTAATGTACTGGCTGCATTTCTGTTGTTATTTAGAATTTCTGCAACTAGCGCACTAATTTGAACTCCGTTAAAAGTTTTTAATGTATCTATAATTTTAAAAACAGGAATGTTATCTAGTTTTGCCTGTTTTAACAAAACTTGTGCAGTCACTAATGCTGCATCATTTTCAAATCCTCGGCTTTGAAAAAACGCAATAGCTGCGGTGACTTCGTTGGCGCTAAACTCCAACGGAGTCTCGCCATATCTATCGAAAAATAATTTTGTGCCAGCAGCACTGTCTTCTTTAGCTGGAATTGGTAAACTTGGCATTATACACCGCCTCCTGGTATAATTGATCTTTGAGTTGCTTCAGTATCTGTGTTTCCGCCACTATTTCTAGGAAATACCGAACCAATTACTCCGCCGACAGAATTAATAATGCCACCAATTGCCGCTGGACTGCTTAAAAGATTTATTGCTTCGGATCTAATACCTGCACCGCTCAACCTGCCAATATTTTTTGCGGTGTTAACTGCTGATATTGCTGTGCCTAAAAACCCACCAACACTACCAAATGCTGATCCACCTGCAACATCTCCAAAGATACTTTCGAGACCATCTAGAACTCCACCCTCTCCTAACAGAGTTGCTGTACCGCCACCGGCTACTGTTAATGGACTTGGTACATTGTCATAATACAAGTTTGCAAATCCCTTAGGCGTATTTCTAGCAACATTTCCTGAACCGTAGACTACAGATTCATATTCTACATTCATTGTTGTTTCGTTAAATTCATTGGTAGAGTATCCAGCATCTCCATGCTGCCAACTTGTTATTTTAGGATTAATTAGAGTATAACTTAAAAATCTACGACGACTCATAGTGTATATTGTAATAGATTTAAAGAAGTCTAAACTTTTCCCCTGTTTGTCTAGACTGTATCTAAATTCTTCGAATGATGTGCCGGTGGCGTTTAAATTGGTTTTGCTAAAAGCTGATTCAGGATTGGACCGATCCTGAACATAGGTTCCCATATATAGAGCCCACAATGCATTTATTACCCCTGCGGTATCATCATGAAATTTCATTGAGATACCTTCGTAGGTGAAATTTTTATAAATTATGTGTTTTCTATTGTATTGATTTTTAGTAACAGTTTCAAATTTATATTTTGGTAAGTCTGTGCTTTTAATTAGATATCCAATTTCATCAGCATGAGTGTTGGTAAATGTAGCCGATGTTAGTACTGACTTGTTAATTTCAAATCTCACATAGAACATGAACTTGCTACGAGGCATGAGCCTATAGCCGTTGTCTATAAACAACCTAGTAGCATGGCGCCAATCGGCAAGGCCACCCTTAGGTGTTAGTAGTCCATCTCCTACTCCACCGAGAAATCTTGTGAATACATTTGACATACAATTATTTAGTCGTAAAAAAACCTGGATCGTAATCCAGGTTTTTGAGTAATAAAAACTTATTAACCGCGACCTGTTACAGCCTCGCCTAAAGTTCTTCCAACAACTGCACCAATACCACGTTCTGGTCCTGTGCCTGCTGCTCCTGAGAATTGAACAGCGTTATCATACTTGATAGTTAATGCTACAGTCATCGGCGAATTCTCACCGTAGTTTGCTTCGCCATAGTTTACTTCAGAAACAAAACAACCATACAGTTCCCATTTTTCAAGGATATTTGGCTCAAGTGTACCATTACCGCCGTCTAGCATTTCAATGTTCAATTGGAATTTATAATCAATACCAGAACGTGCAGAAGCTTGCTCCATAAAGTCAAATTGTTTCTGGATTTGCTGTCCAACAATCTTCTGTACTTGACCGTTAGCATCATCACGTAGGTTCAATGTTACGTCGCCCCATGATGGTTTGCCGGCTAGCTTGACTTTTGAGTTGTATATTTCGATAGCCATTTCTTCAAAAGTCACTGTTGGTCTAGTGACATCAGAAACTTGTTTAGTTAGTTCTGTACTAGCTTCTACACCGAAACCTAACAATATCACTCTAAAGCGATATTTTAGTTTTGGCATTAGCAGCGCAGTGCCGCTAGTGCCGTTTGACGTAGGAACCGAAATTCTATTTAAGGAAGTTAGTGCCATTTTAAATCTCTCCTGTGTTCTTAATACGCAATGGAATGTAGATAAATTCTACTGCTTTTACTGGTTCAATTGCAATATCTACCCATAATTCGTTGCGATCGATTCTTGCGTTTGTGTTGTTTGACTCGTCACAGACAACTGCAAAGTCGTATAGAGCACGTAAACCTACCAACTCTATCAATAGACTCTCAACAGCGCCTTTAACTTCATCTCTAGTGATCTTATCATTTGGTTCAAAGATATATGGACGAGCTAATTTAGTCAACTGACTACGTAGATACACAGTTAAACGTGCTACGTTAATACGATCTAACGCTGATGCATTTCTTGCACGAGTTTTCTGACCGTATGCAACTAGACCTACTCCAACAAAGAATGGAATTGGATTGACTTTTAGATCATACAATGTATCACGTTGTCCTTCGTTCAATGCAACACTTTGGAATTCACCTGTTGCTGCATCGATATAACCAACTGCTGTTGCATTAGTAATGCCACCACGTCTTGTACCAGCTGGTGCAAACCAAGGATAGCTAACTTGATCGCTTAGAGCGATTGTGCGTAGCATCATGTGTGTTGCAGGAACAACTGCATTGGCACCACCTAAGTCTGTGGTAAATCCATTTGGATACCATACTGCTGAATATTCGTCGTAGCTAACAATACCTGTATCACCATTGTCTAGAGCACCGTTTGCATTGGTGCCCCAAGCTGTTAGGCTTGTTGCATCTGCTGGCAAGCGTAAAGGTGAGTCACCTAGTACAAACGCTGTCATACCGCGATCTAAGTTTAGATTGATTAAGTTGCTGTATGCTTCTGGATATCCAGGGCAAGCAATTAGATTGAAGTTTCTACGCTCTTCGTCTCTAGCTTCAGAGCTTGTATCAATAACACTCTTTAGTTTCTGTACAACTAAAGCACGTTGGGCTTTACGTCCAAAGCTACCTGAACCGTCTTCTGCATTTGGGGACGCTGTGACCCAACGATCAACAGCATACAAGCTCTGACCATCGCCCAATACTGGGCTATCGCCAGCATCATTAAATGCTGCTTGATAACGTGCGTTCTTAGAAGCAGTGTCAACATAGCTGTTTGCATAACGCTTGACATTTCCGCCACTTCTACGTAGATTCCATAACATCATGCCTTTTGGATACAGACTTGGATCTGGACAATCAAAATCAACAAAGTTTGATGCTAGTAATTCTTTGATAGTGGCTGCTGTATTACCAGTAGACCCACTTACTCCATAACGTGCATCAGCAAATAAAATGCCTTCTTCTGTGGTTTGATCTGTTTTATCAACCAACTGCCATTTTTCAGCAACTGTAGTTCCACCATCTGTATTAAATCTATAGATAGTTGGGAAATTTTCTAAGTTTGCTGTACTGATCCAAAGATCTCCGTTTCTTAACGGTGTGCTATCGCTTTGAGTTGTTGGCATACTGGCTGCAACAATAGGACCATTTGTATCGGTTCTTTGAGCAGCATCAGCGGCCCAATATGGACTTGTAGAAGTTCTATATCCAACCCAAATTTTACCGTTATGGATCATGATATCAACTTGATCAAATGCTGGATTGTACCATAACTGCCCGTCTGCTGGCTCTGCCAACGGAGTTATCGAAGTGGCATTGAATCTCAATTCGTCAGCTGCTAACGGTGTCCAGTTAGTGGCAATATAATCATGTGGATCTGCCGGAGCAAGATCGTCTAATGAATAAAAGTTAGTAGTTCCTTCGTTTGTGCTGACATTAAACACTGTGAAAATGTCTGCTAACGGAGTTCCTGTTCCATCTGTAAAGTGAATGTCGCCACCAACTCTATGTGTAATTTGTAATTCGTTGCTGGCTGTGACTGATGCTACCACATGAGTAAGGCCTGCTGCATTAATTGCAGTAGCAATTAAGTTAGCATCGACTACACCTGATCCAACTCCAGCGGTTGCAGTAAAGCTGATAGTTGTGTTGCTACTTAACGATAATTCACCAGCTAGTGATTCTGCCATTGTAAATGTATATGATGCAGCTGGTAAAGTTAAATCTTCAATAATTGCCGAAGTAATTACAGTTGATCCAGATGATTTTTTCTTCCATACACGGAATTTAGCAGTGGCATCTTGGCCTAGTTCTTGGTCTGAATTCGACTGAACAAAAATACTGCCTGCGGCAATGTTCTGTCCTCCACCGCTACGATCTAGATAATATAGAGCTGTTTCTGTAGTAGCATAGATAGGTGCGCTGTATTCAACCCATGTCTTAGTTGCGGAATTCCAACGCTTGACAATCCAACGAGCACCATAATTAGGCTCAGTTGTTTTAATCCATACAGAACCTGTTGGTCTTGCTGTTGTACCTGTTGATTTCCAAGTTGGAACTACAGTATGTGGAGTTTGTTGTAATGAAGGAGGATAATAAT